GGCCCTCAGGGTCCCAGGGGTGACGCAGGGCCTCAAGGCTCTCAGGGTCCCAGGGGTGACGCAGGGCCTCAAGGCCCTCAGGGAACTACCGGAGAGCAGGGACCAAAAGGCGACATTGGAGAAACCGGACCGCAGGGTCCTGCCGGCCCGCAAGGACCCGAGGGGCCGGAGGGTCCCCAAGGGCCCCGTGGAGAGAAAGGAGATACCGGGGATGTTAATCCGGACGGTTCTTATAACTGGACGCAGCCGCAGACCTACGACGCCACGATCACCGCAATCGAAGGAGTCCGTGTGCCGCTGCCCGCCACAGGGCAAAATGCCATTTCCTATGAGGGAATGATAACCCTGACGGCTGCCGGCCAATGGAGCCGCACCAACTATTTTCTGGAATCCGTCATTCCGTCATGGGTGACTGCCTTGGTGGAAGCCCAGTCGTTGAGCACAAGCTACGCAATTGCTACCGCTAACGCCTCTCTAAAAAAGGGAGTATTTAATAACGACTTGTGCGATATGGTATTAACCATGACGGCGGCAGGGGGTGTTTCTGTTATCGGCAAATCCACGGGATCATGGAAATTTGCCAATTACATGGGCAACAATAGAAATAACGAATATGCTGCCGCTTGCGTCTGGCGGATACTTGGCTCCGACAAGGTGTCGGTTCTCTTGGGCAGCACTGCCCAGGGGTACGCTACGACTACCGATCCGCTGGCGTCCTGCTATTCACATCCTGTGCACTGGGTGGATTATGCCTGGGATAATGCAAATTACAGGTATCCGCAAAACAATACAGTCAATGGAGCGAGAGGGGGCGACAATGTGCCGGCGTATCAGATCACTACCTACCCTATGGGGTATCTGGGGAGCAATAAGTCGGCCTTGATAAGGGGAACGTTTTACGGACCCCTCAAGGTAGATTCCCATTATGTTTGGGCATTGGCTCCGGCTTTTACCTACGTCTCCGCGGCCATGACGCCACCCAACCCCGATGACCAGGAGATTTACAATCGCTGGGCTTTGTTTGTGGACAAGCAATATGTAATGGATATGGCTTCCTCCTTTTGGGGTGCCGGCAACACAGCATGCCTTACAACCAAATTCAAGGCGCACGAAGTCAGCGGGACTTATCAGGCGGGCCTCCGTATGGGAGGGATAAGGATAGACAATGCACCCTCACTGGGCATAACCAACTCCTGGGTCCTCATGAAGGACACGGTAATGGAGGGTGTGACGCCTAAACCAGTTCCAGAAGTAACGGCTTCTGCGCAGGAAGTTCCGGCCTCTGGCGGCGAGGTGACATTGACGGTGTCTTCCACCCTCTCCGAAGCTATCTATGTGCTGAACGATACCATGTGCGGACATGACCCCGCCGCTGTGTGGTGCACGCAATCCTCTGAAGAAATAGGGTCCGGCGGCGGCCAGGTTGTCCTGACGCTGGCGGCCAACACGACTGGACAACCGCGGCAGGTGTGGGCGTTTGTTGGCCACCATTACGCCGAGGCCGCCGTTGTAGAAATCAACCAATTAGCGCAATAACACCATGCAAGAGATACATTTACAGTTCCCTAAGCCCGGACAGTGGAACGAATTTGTTATGACCGCCAGATTTCCAGACAATAACGGCTTTGTACTCTCCCTCTGCTATACACAAGCGGATATACCCGCCGACCAAGCCCCGGCCTTGAAAGCAGCGGTGGCCGCGATCGCCGGCATGGACGAGGACTGGCAAGCGGTGCAGGTTTGGGTGCGGTGCAACTGGGTATTCCAGGCGCCGACTGGAGATGCAGACAATTACCAGTCCACAGAGGCGGTGATCCTTACGGTTGAGGCCGTCAATGCGGATGGTGGGCGCCGGACATTCACGTCTGCGGACTACCCGGAATTCATCATCACGGACCCCGCCGCCGTGGCATTTTTCAAATACTTCACCAATAACAACATAATCATATGACTACTAATAATCAATGCAATCATGCCGAGGCGATAGCCAAGGAAATGTACAACATGTACCAATCCGCCATATCCCACGCCCCGAAAGAAACGGGCTGGGAAGATGAACCGGCCTATGTCAGGCAAGCGTGGTATCACGTCGCAGACCAGGCCCTCACCATCATCGGCAAGCACGCCGTTGAGGACATCAAAGACTATCTCGGCATCAAGGCTTCCGGGGCTTCCACCTGGTGGAAAAAAGCTCTCCTGGCTTTGGCTTCCGCCGCTGTGGGGATGCTCGGCTTATCTCTCTTCCAGGGCTGCGGGCACTCCGTAGACGTGACGCCAGGACGCACCGAGGTCTGCAAGGACGGTTCCTGCCTCGTCATTGAGCAGGGGCATATCTCCTATTCCCAGGCCCAGCCCAAGACGGAAGTTGAGCCCGTGGTGCAGGTAATCCCCAGCAAAAAATAACCATGTGCAAACTCTCCGAAGTACCGGCGCGTTTCCTGGATTTTGCCAAGGCTTCACCCATGCTTGCCTGCGTCATGCTGTCGTTGGTCATTTGCGGCGGGGCGTGCTGGTACATCGGAGATGTCATGGGACATCACAACGACCGACTTTGCGATCTGATGACGATGCAGACGCAGGCCCAGGTAGAGACGGCAAAGGCTATTCAGCTTCTTGCCGTCAGAATAGAGAATATCGAGCGGAAGCTTGAAAAATAGTCAACTGTAAAGTTTTTCTTACAAGTTCATACATATTAATAACCAATCAATTAAAGGAGAATACCCAGGAAAATAGCCATTGATATAGGCCATGCCAACAACACCGGAGCCCGTGGAAACAGGCTTGAAGAACACGCCGTAGCAGCGACGATTACGGAACGCCTCGCGCCTATGCTCAGAAAGCTGGGCGCCCAGGTGGACGTAATTGACTTTCCGGCCCAGAGCAACACGGACGACCTGAACGCCACCATCAAGGCCGCCAACGAAGGCGGCTACGACTTCGGGATTTCCCTGCATTGTGACTCATCGGATAATGTGCAAGCTCACGGCGCCCATGTGTGCTTCTATCCCGGGAGCGTTAAGGGAAGCCGGCTTGCCATGTGCATCGCGGAACCTCTTGCCCGGCTGCTCCCAGGACGGGCCAACACCGTGCAGTCCCGTCCGGGGCTGGCCGTCCTGAAAAGGACGCGCTGCCCGTGGGTGCTGTGCGAATGCGGCTTTATCACCAATCCTGAAAATGCCGCCCTTATGAAGGACCATCCCGAAGCCATTGCGGAAGCCATTGCGGAAGGAGTGAAGGCCTATTCCAAGCTGTAGACGATCATGATCTACGAGGCCCCATACTCCGCATGGTACGTTTCCGGAGCCGGAAACACGCTCCAACTCCTCAACCTCTGGGATGCCACGCCGGAGCCTCCCCGGTTCGGCGGAGACATAGAAGTCTTTGAAACGTCCCTGGTGGACGGCACGAGGGCTTTTGCGGAAGGATTGGGGTCTGCCGTAGAACACCGCACCTTTGCCTTTTACCGCTGGTTTAAGGACTACGAAGAAATGGCCAGGTATCAGGAAAACCTGGCTGTCTGGATGGCAACCAACCAGAACGGCACTCTGTACATGCAGTTTGCCGACCAGCCTCAATGGAGATTCACGTCCGTCCTTGCCGGCTACCAATTTGAAACGGAGAACTTCATTCCTCCTCCGTCGCCGGAAGACGGTTATTTGTGTCTGCTGGTATCCATCAACATGACGCTCACGGACCGGGTTCCCGACAATTCAGCCTGGGTGTTCTCCGTGACTCCTTCCTCGGTTTCCGTCCCGGCTGCCGGCGGACAATATGCGTTCTCCGTCGTCTCCTACTTCAACCCGGGCGAAATCGGGCAGGGCTGGAAAGCCTTTGAGAACGACGGCATCTCCATCTCCAACATCATCAACGGCAACAATGGCTCCTTCCGGGTTACAGTGCCTCCCAACGAAACTACGGAAGAAAAAAGCATTTATCTGACAGTTTCCCAGGACGGAACCGGAATCGCTCCTCTCATTGAGATCACCCAGGCGGCATCCACGCCCCAGGAGAAAACGGTGGGCTCTCCCGTCTTCCTGGAAGGGGATCCTGCCAAGATTGCCGCCTTGGGAACGTTTAACTGGCGGCAATACCGGATGAAGTGGGGAGAACAGGTAGACGGTGATCCGCCGCC